AAATGATTCAATGTCTAGCATAAAAATGGCACCATTGTCCAAAACATCAATTAGGTTCATTTCCTTGAAAATGCTGACAGCTTTTTCTACCACTGCCACAGGATGCCTTGTTATTTTTGAAAGCATTTCAGAATTGAATGGGATTCGATCATTGAACATCAACTTACCATTGTTTTTCAATGACCTCAGATAGAGTTTGATCAAAATGTTAGAGTATAGAAAACCATCTGGCATGCTTTCCAAAATAATCATTTCATCACTGTCATAAAAATTTTCTTTCACTCTCAGATAGTAGTATTTCTTATTATCTGACATTTCATTCCTCCATTCTAGAATGGTAAACCATCATCAGGGATATTCATTTGATTACTCTCAAATGAAGGAGGCATTTGCTCATCCATAGAGTTCCGGTTGGCTGAATTGTCACGCTTTTCTAAGCTTCTGAAACTATCAATAACAACTTCAGTGACATAGACACGTTGACCTTGCTGATTCTCATAATTACGGGTTTGGATATGGCCAGTGATTGCTACCAGATTTCCTTTCTTGATCCAGCTTGCGAAGTTTTCCGCTAATTTCCGCCAAATCACGCAATTGATAAAATCTGCATCATATCCACCATCTTGATTTTTAAAATTTCGATTTACAGCAAGTGTGAATTGTCCAACCGCTTGATCTTGAGGTGTTCGATGTAGTTCTACATCACGAGTTAAGCGCCCGATAAGTACAACATTATTAATCATTTTTACCTCCAATCAATGCATCTGTCTTTGACAATGCCTCTTCTACCTTTTTCGATGTCTCTAGCTGAAGCATTATAGCCTTCTCTTTCTCGATCAACCAATCCATGTGAACCTTTGCTTTCTCCAAATCCTCAATCCCATTTTTTTTGCGATAGCGAAGGAGGTATTTTAGGGTATTACCCAAATGATACCCTGTTAACTGTTCATCATTCATGAAATTGCGATGAACATCAATTGCTTCTATGCCATTACGGCCTTGGTAATGTTTTGGATTTTTTACATTGTCGTTCATAGTTCAGACATTCCTTTCACTGTTCTTTTTTGATGAATTTCTGACATTCTCTTATTCCACATTTCACGCTGATATTTTGCTGATTTGTAATACTTCATTTTGGTCTTTTGGCGAACGATTACTTCACGCATCACATATATTGTGAATACTGAAAGTAAAATGTATGTTACAAGAGCTACTGCTAAAATAATTTCAATTGTTGTCATTTTCTTCTACCTCTTTTGTTGCTTTTTGTGGGAAAAGTTCCCGGTTGAATTTGTTGATCATCACATCTTGAGCCTTATTGCTCTCTTTGATTTTTTCGATACTTTCGGCCCAATGACCTGTACTTTCAAAATTCATTTGGACCGCATTTTCTAGATCCTTGATGTGTTGTTCTTGATCGTACATGATTTTCATTGTTGCGCCTGCAAATAATAAGAATAGTGTTGTAAGTGATAAAACAGTAAATTTTAATTGTTTTAAGCTCATACTCTAATCACCCCATCATTCTTAAAATCCAGAGCCATCTGATGAAGTTTATCTTCAAATTCGTTATCTGGCAGTTTCATCAATTTGGCTTTTTCCTCTACCTTTAGCGGGCGATTGGCATCTTGCCATTCCATCAATTTTAATAATCTTTTAATAGGATCCATTTCTTCTCCTTCAAATTGTGTTATAATTAAGTTATAGTTCTTTCAAAGCGCCTTTTTCAAAGGGTGCTTTTTATTTTTGTAGAGTTCGGCAGAATCGCTGAACATCTTCCAAATTGTAGAGATACTTCCCACCCTTTCCGGACTGTTGAAATTGGAATTTCCCTTGGTCTCTCCACTCTTCTAGTTTAGTTCTACCCCATCCGGTTGCTTCCTGTAGCTGTTTGATCGGTACCCATGTAATTTGTCTGCTTTGTCTGCGTTTGGCTTCTTCCATTGCTTTGATATTTAGAGATACAAGTTCTTCAAACAACTTATCTTTAAATTCTGTTCCAAATAGCTCTAGGACCATTTTTAAAATCCTTTCTATTCTTTATTTTTCTTTTGTTCTATAGCTCTTAAAATTACTTCATGAGCTATATCTTTTGTGAGCTTTTGTAACTTAATCAAAGCTTCACTATAAGTTTCTGATTGTTCAATTAGCAAGTCAGATAACTTTATAATTTCATCTTCAAAATCCATCTCAAGACCGATGACCTTTCTATATTATTGTGTTAACTTACTACTGACAAAAAACGATTAAATAAGACCTCTTACTCCTTATGAAAATCGTGTGTCAAATATCCAAGAAATGAGGACAACTTATGACTTTTGATTTTTCAGGATTAGACAAAGTGTGTGATGAACTCAATCAGAAAGCTGAGCAATTAAGTGGTAGCTATGAGTTTGATGAAATTTTCCCAAAATCATATATGCAATCAGTAAGTAAATATGACTCAATCGAGGACTTTTTAAAGGCAAGTCCAGAGACTATTACGAACGCTGAAGAGTTCGAAAAAGCTGATGAAGCAGTTCTTGATGTGTTTGTATCAGAGAATACGAATTTCTCAACATGGCAAGAAATGCTTAATGATGCTACTACTCAACTTGTTGTTGAGAAACTGAAATTTTAATTTCAAATTTTTCTAGCCGAGCGATTGCTTCTTGCAATTCCTTGGCTTTTTTTGCGACTTCGTTCAAGATTTCATTTAATTCGTTTTGACCTTCTAAAGTAATGTTAATTTTCCTCATTATTTTAAAACCTCAAAATATACGTTCAATTCCATTTTTAATTTCATTTTCATTTATTTCTCCTCATCCAACCAAGCTCATCTGTCCGTTACGATTTTTGATTTCAAGTTTGGTATTTGCTGACGGCTCCCAGTTATTCCAATAGTCAAATGCTCGTTCCTCGTCCTTGCGCTTCAATAAGTCATAGCGTGGGATACGGAAGTATTCCTTGAAATCTTTTGCAGCTTGCGAGAATACAGATTGAGCAAAATGTCTGTCGCGATATGCTTGACTATCTTTTCCACCAAGCATTTCAACGACCTTTTGTTTTCTCATTTTTTCAAGAGCCAAACAAATTGATGGATTGACTGGTTGCTCATTCTTCAAATAATCTACATCGGCTGATAAGACGGATTGTCCTTCTTTCAGTTTTTTCAGTTCCTGCAATGCGTGGATCATTGTATCTTCCACTGTTAATTCTGTTTGTGTCATAGCAATTTCGTTCATTATTCAAATTCTCCTTCTAAAATGTTGCTTTCTTTGCGGATATCGTTCAGATCGTTGAAGAACCGAAGTCCACGGCTGATAAAGCTGTCAAATTCATTTCGTATGATTCCGTCTGCTTTGAGGACTTTCTCCTCATCTGCGTAGATCAAACCCCCCATACTTGCCAAGAAATCATTTCCCTTTTGAAGTAGGCTTGTGATATTCTTGTAGGCTGAGATTTGCTTCTGCACGCTATTAAGTTGCCCTTGCGATTCTTCAATCACTCGTGTCAATTCATCATACTGAGCGGATTTTTTATCAACCTCTTCACGCTGGGTCAATATGTCAGCAAGTTGCTTTTCGATAAATTCGGAACGTTCTTCCATTGCCTTAACGGTTTTAGATAGTTCCTTATTCTTTTCTAGCAATTGCTTGTTTAGGTCCTGTGTGGCTTTGTAATCGTCCGGGATGACTTCCTTGATCGTTTCCTTAACTTTGATCTTGGAAGACTTGATTTTCTCATTCTCAGCTTGTAGAAGTTTGTTCGCTTGCTTGCTGAGCTTGAGTTTTTTCTTGACTTCCTGCAGCTCTCGCACTGTTGGAGTGTCGCCATCTTCGATGCGTTGGATCTGCTCCTCTTTCACTTCTTCTGGAAAAGTTGCGATCAGATGAAGTGCTGTTGTTCCTAAATTTCGTAACGTTTCGAAATTTGGAAGTTCTTTTGCTATCTTCATTGATTTACTAGCAAAATCTTTGTCAATTCCAAGGTTAGTGTACCAATCCATGAATTCCCCATGTACCAGATTGTGTTCTTTCACATGGTTCAAGCGTCTGCCAATTTCCCAAATCGACTGGCCAGCTATTTGTTTGTGATGGCTGATTTCCAGTTCTATCTGAGATAGATTGTTTGATAAAGTAATTTCGTTCATTTCCTACTCTCCTAAATCAACCCAGCTTTCGTCGATGCCCAGGACATCACACACTCGGTTTTTCAACTTGTCGCTTCCTTTACCATATTTCAGCAATTCTGAAATGGTTGGCTTCTTCACTCCGCAAGCACGAGCGAGATGTGTTTGTGTCATTCCTTCTGAACTCAAT